TAATTCAAAAGAATCATCGAAAACAAGAGAAAAGATAATTGATACCATGACTAAAATATTTAATTCAATTGAAAATGAAGAGGGTAAAAAAATAGAAATAAAGGGGGATCCAATTATTCAAATAGGTACTGTGTTTCACCGTTTTGGAGAAGAAGCATGTTACGAGCGTACCATGGTAATTATTGGTAATGAAGATAAACCGGATGAAAAAATATGCGATGATATAGAAGGTGTTACCATTTATGAGTGTCAAAATGAAAAAGAATTACTCTTAAAATGGAAAGACCTTATCCTTTATAATAATCCCGATCTTATTACAGGATATAATATATTTGGATTTGATTTTGATTACATTAATAAGAGGGTTGATTATCTATTCCCTTGCTGTAGTAAATGTAAAAAAACAAAGACATTCTCTAGTTGTGATAAGGATTGTCCTAAGAATGAATTTTACCGCCTTGGTAGATTAATGAGAAATAGAGATTCAGATTTAATCTCAAAAGAAGATATTGAACGTATTGAGTCGTGTGATGAGAATAGTAAAACATCAAAGTCACAGAGAATTTATAATAACTATTGGGAAAAACGTTGTCAAGTTCAATCAAAACAACTTAGTTCATCTGGTCTTGGGGATAATGTACTTAAATATATTTCTATGGATGGACGTATTGTCTTTGATATTCAGAAAGAAATTCAAAAGGGACATGCTCTAGAGTCATATAAACTAGATGATGTTTCTGCTCATTTTATGAAGGGTGATATTAAAGGAACATTCTATAGAAAAACACCAACTGCCAATACAATCTTAATTACAAAACGTCTTGGTAACCTCAAAAGTGGTGATTATATTACAATCAATATTAATACAAAATATGGTTCATTTAAACATCTAAATGGAAAGAAATTCCATGTATCTACTATTAATATTGAAGATAAGTCTATTATTATAGAAGGTCATCATGGTATTACAAAAATAAAGAATAAATATAAGGAAGAGTTAATTTCATTTGAATGGTGTTTAGCAAAAGATGATATATCTCCTCAACAAATTTTTGACAAACATAAATATGGTGGTAGTAAGGGTAGGGCAGAAGTCGCAAAGTATTGTATTATGGATTGTGAACTTTGTATTCATTTACTCCTTCAATTAGATATGATCCCAAATAATATTGGTATGGCGTGTGTATCTTGGGTACCACTATCATATATATTCTTGAGGGGTCAGGGTATTAAGATTAATTCTATTATTACTAAAGAATGTAGTGAGAGGAAAACACGTATCCCTACATTGAAAGGTTTTACTGAAGGTGGGTTAGACGATGGTTTTGAAGGGGCAATTGTTCTTGAACCTAAACCAGGTATTTATTCAGATGATCCTGTAAGTGTTTTGGATTATGCTTCACTTTATCCATCATCTATTATTGAAAAAAATTTCTCACATGAAACATATATTGGAACTGAAGAAGAAATTAAGAATAATCCTGAAATAGAAAAGGTAATCATGGATATAGGAGGTTATGATAAATGTTGGGGAGTTGAATATGATGATTACATTTATGAGAAGAAGGGTAAAACTGTACATAAGAAAAAAGCAGATACTAAAACAAAATGTTACTTTGTGAAAAATAAAAGGACAAATGATGGTAAGATTATTAAAGAATCTATGGGGATTATTCCAATTGTTCTACAAACACTTCTAGATCAACGTAAAGCTACTCGTAAAAAGATAAAACAGACAAATGATGATAATAAAAAGAAGGTTCTTGATGGTTTTCAGTTGGCATATAAGGTGACAGCAAATTCAGTATATGGTCAGATGGGTGCTAAAACAAGTTCTGTATTCTTCAAGAAGATTGCTGCTTGTACCACAGCAATTGGTAGAGAAAGAATAGATGATGCGAGTATTGGTGTAAAAAGGTGGGCAGAAGATGAAGGTTATCACGAACCAGATATTGTATACGGTGATACAGATTCAGTTTTCGTAAAGTTTTCTAGAAAACATAAAGATACTGGAGAAATATTAGAAGGCAAAGAAGCACTCAAATACTGTATAGATTGTGGTGTTAAAGCGGGAGAATGGGTAACAAAGAATATGTTACATGATCCACAAGATTTAGAATATGAAAAAACATTTTATCCATTCATTCTTATTTCTAAAAAGAGATATACGGGTGATAAATATGAGTTAGACCATGAAAAACCTAAAGAAAGAACATCAATGGGTATCGTAATGAAAAGAAGGGATAATGCCCCTATTTGTAAGTATGTGTTTGGAAATGTAATAGAGATCATTATGAATAAACGTAGTGTAGATCTCGCAATTCAATGGTTAAAAACTACACTTACTCAGATAAAGGATGGTGGAATGGATAAATCAATGTTTATAATTTCAAAATCATTAAGAGGTTTCTATAAAAATCCAGAAGGTGTAGCACATAAAGTTCTCGCAGATAGAATGGCAGAAAGGAATCCCGGAAATAAACCAAAACCTAATGACCGTATACCATATGCATACATAAAATTAAGTCATAACGAGTTATATGATTATAATAATCTTTATAAAAGTGGTGCCAAAAAAGGTAAACCGAAACCTAAAAAGATATTACAAGGTAATCGTATAGAGCACCCAGATTATATCAAAGAAAAAGAATTAAAATTAGATTATAACTTTTATATCTCAAATCAAATAATGAATCCTGTGAAACAAGTACTGGATTTGGAGAAAGATGAAAATGAAACAAAAGAATTCTTTAATTATTTTATAGAAGACTAGAATCAAAGATAATGATGTATAAAGTTAATTAATTATATTTTTTTCTTTTATATTATAATATAATATAATGGGAGGAGGAATAATGCAATTAGTAGCATATGGTGCTCAAGATATATATTTGACAGGTAATCCCCAAATTACATTTTTTAAAATAGTTTATAGGAGACATACAAATTTTTCTATGGAAACCATTAAACAAAGTATAAGTGGTCAATCTTTTATAGGGATTGACAATATAAATAATAAAGCAACGGTAACTATATCAAGGAATGGTGATTTAGTAACTGGTGTGTATGTTGTCACAAAACAAACAGACAGCAATAATCTAATAGGTATTTGTGGAGATAACTTAGTTGAAGATGTTGAAATTGAAATCGGAGGTCAACGTATTGATAAACATTATAAAGAATGGAATCAAATATGGGATGAATTAACGACACCTTCTTCAAAATCGGAAGGATATAAATATATGACAGGATCATTTAATAATAGTTTAGTATTAGGTTCTGAAACTAAACAAGAAATGATACATTATCCTTTAAAATTTTGGTTTTGTCGTAATCCTGGTTTAGCATTACCATTGATTGCTCTTCAATATCATGAAATACAACTTAAATTTACTTGGGGAGTAGGTAAATATAATACTTCTTCAAGTGATCATTTAACACGAACAAATGATAAAACTGAATCAGGTGGTTTATCAGAACAACATAGTGTTGAAGTATGGGTAGATTATGTATATTTAGATACAGATGAAAGAAGAAGATTTTCCCAAGTTTCCCATGAATATTTAATCGAACAATTACAAATTCAAAAAGAAAAAGATGTATCTTCTGAAAGTTTTAAACTGAATTTAGAACATCCTATAAAAGAATTAATATGGACAACTCCTCAAAATGCCCCATTTACAAATCAAAAAACTAAATTATCAATCAATGGTCACGATAGATTTTTTGAAAGGAGCAAAGAATATTTTACCTTGGAACAACCTTATAAACATCATACATCTATACCTGGATACAATATTAAAGAGACAGAAACCCCGGTATTATTGAATGAGTCTATATTTAGTAAAGATTATATATATGAAAATATTTCTGGTAATTTAAATAGTATTTCAGGGGATAATATATTCGCTAATAAAAAAATAACTAATAAAACATCGTCAACTAGTTCATTATCATCAGATGATAATAGATTCTTATTTGTTAGTAGTGGTGGTAGTGCGAATCCATCAATAGACTTTAAAATAGGAGATATTGTTAGAGTTAATTATTATAAGATATCTGATGAAACACGTGATGCCGATTCTAATGCTGCTCTAAAAACTAAAAAAGAACAACGTACTTATGGAGGGGATGGTCTTGGGACTACTGAGAATATAGATCTTCGTATGGAACTGTTACCTATTAAGGAAAGTACTACTATGACAATTACTAATCTAGAAGATGGAACATGGAGAAATAAAATAGTCAATACGATTGCGAAAGCAGTAGTTGCTACTCTTGCTTCTACTCCGACCTCAGATATTTATTTTACTTCTGCAACAGGTGGAGCAATTAAAGTTGGTGATACAGTCTCAGGCACGGGTGTTACTGGATCTCAAACAGTGAGTACTGTAACACAAGAAAATGATAATACCTGGAAGGTTACTCTTAGTAGTGCTATCAATAGTGCGGTCGCTGCAGGACTTATATTAAATTTTGATCAGTCTCATGCCCATATGTCATCGACACTTTACTCAGGTATCCGACATGATAATTCATCTTCAACAAACGGTACTGAATGGTATTATGAAGATATAGTTCCTGCTGCCTCTAGACCACGTCCTGTAACTTTACACACAAAAGTAGAATCTACTGGTAATGATCCGATATCAATAACATCGGATGACCACTCCATACATAAGGAAGTTAACTCTAGTTTTATTACACAATTAGATATAACTGGAAATTATAAAGATAAACATATAGAAAATATTGTCCGCAACCTTACAGTAATAGATGTTTTTAAGACTTCAACACTTATATCTGGAAAGACTATTTATGAAATTAGATTTAATGATAGTATTGGTGTTACTGCTGCTACTGATCATAGAGTATCTTTTGATATTATTGGTAGAGTTCAAAATCCTGTTTCAAGATGTTCACAATTAAAGAAAGATATATTTGTATATTCTTTTTGTCTAGAACCTGAAGAGCATCAACCAAGTGGATCTTGTAATTTTTCAAGAATAGATACTGCTAAATTAGAATTTAGTTCAAGTGGATCAATTAGTAATATCTATGCTGTAAATTACAATGTCCTGAGAATTATGTCGGGTATGGGAGGACTTGCTTATTCAAGTTAAATATAATTATAATTAATATAAGTATATTAAAATGGGAGGTGGTTTAATGCAATTAGTCCTGAAGGGTAAAATGGATACATATTTAACCGGTAATCCTGAATTTTCATTTTTTAAAGCGGTATATAGAAGACACACTAATTTTTCTATAGAATCTATAAGACAACAAATTACGAATAAAGGGACTGGTGAAAGAATTATGAGATCAAAATTATCTAGAGCAGGTGATTTAATAGGTAAAATGGCATTAGAAGTAAAATTAAATAGAGGAGATGCTAGAAATGTTACAAATACTGGGACTTATTTAAATTGGGTGAATAATACTGGTCATGCTTTTATAAAAGAATGTGAATTAAAAATAGGTGGTCAAACAATAGACAAACATACTTCAAAATGGTTAGACATTCAAAACGAAATGTATGATAAATATGAACAAGAATGGATTGGTATTAACAAACATCCAGGGAAATTTGGTTATTTTAAAAAAGGTAATAAGAATATTGACTCGCAGGAATTAAAAATGTACATACCATTTCATTTTTGGTTCTGCGATAATCCTGGTTTATATTTACCAATAATAGGTATTACAAAGCATGAAGTAGAATTACACTTTCTAACTAGATCTGTAGAATACTTATTTAATTTGGATGGACAACTGTCATTTACAAATACTGAACCCGATGTAGAGTTATGGTGTGATTATATATTTCTTGATAATGATGAAAAAAGGAAATTTACATTAGAAAAAAAAGCGTATTTAATTCAACAAGTACAAGTATATGAAAAAAAGATGGAATTATTAAATGAATTAAAGTTATATCATCCAATAAAAGAATTATATTGGGTGATTCAAGAATCAACTGTTAGTTATGAATCTGGGAATGGTAATTCCGATACAGATTCACTTACGAATGTTTCGGGACAACCATTGAATAATAAAAATGATTATTTTAATTATCAAGCAAAAGATAGTGGAAATGCAGAAATAATATACGCTGTACCTTCATTTGAATCTTTTAAAACAGCAAAATTATGTTTAAATGGGAATGATAGATTTTCTGAAAGAGATGCGAGTTATTTTCGGTTATTACAACCATTAAATTGTGGTTTAAAAGTCCCTACAAAACATATTTATATGTATAGTTTTTCATTAAATCCAAAAGAATTTCAACCAAGTGGTACATGTAATTTCTCACGAATAGATGATATCCAATTAGTATTCACAAGTGGTTATAATTTTGTTAATGAAAGATTGTATGTATATGCTGTAAATTATAATGTATTAATCGTTTCTTCTGGTATGGCGGGATTAGTTTATAAATAGTTATTTCCTTAGTATTTCTTTTCTTAGTTTTTCAATCTCTTCTTTAAAGAATTTTTCCATGTTTTCTCTTTTTTCTTTTTCTTCATTTAGTTTATTTTCAAGTTCTTTTATTTTTTTATTATTTACTTGAAATCCCTTTACAAGATAAGGTGTAAATTTTGAATAATCAACTGATAATAACCCTTTATCATTGCCTTTATCTACTAATATCGGAAATATTTTTTTAACATCTTGTGCTATGAATCCTACATCTTTTTTACCATTTGATTTAAGTTTATAATTTACCGGTTTCAATAAATTTAATTTTTCTATATTGCTATCTTCTATATCAAC